ACTGTTAGCATTGGCATTGAGTGCCATTCTCGTAGCGCGTCAGGGCGTGTTGAGGCTGTTCAGATGGTAGAGGCTATAAAACAGGCTTTGCACCGTCAGGAAGCAAATGTAACGGTTACAAATTACAATGTTATCGAGCTAATATTTCAAACATATTCGGCTCAACGAGACTCAGAGGGTCGCGGATATACAGCAACAATTGCTTTACTCTGCACTCTTGAGGATGCCTAACCCTTCGCAGAATTTGGCAACTGCATTTCCTTAACGAACGCTGTGAAGCGATCAATCCTTTAAATGGAGACCATAATGGCAAAACAACTTGGCAGGGCGATGCTCCTGCAAATTGAATTGGTGGCTGGCGGCGGTAGTTTTACGAACCTCTGTGGCCTTAATTCAAAATCATTAACAATAAATAGAAATCCAATTGACGTAACAACTCCAAATTGTTCAGCTCCAGAGGGCTTGTTATTTACAGAGTCAATGGCTGGCAGTTTTAGTATGTCAGTCTCTGGTGACGGCTTCTTTGAAGATAGCACTGCGGAGGCAAGAATGAATGCTATTGCAATGGCGGCTGATAACATTGGCAACTTTAAAGTAATTGTTCCATCGTTTGGAACATACGCTGGTGCATTTAGAATACCAAGTCTCGAATTTGGTGGTGAAACTGAAGGTGGAGTAACTTATTCGATAACTCTTGATTCAAGTGGCACAGTAACATTTACAGCCTCTTAACTTGATAACGGCTGAAGCACCTCGTGGTGGCATTTCTGAATCAATCGGAGATGCCACCTACACTTTTCTATTGCGAAACCGTGAAATAGAGAGGTTTGAAGATAAGCATCGCGGCATTTTTGAACTCTGGGAAGCTTTTTTTGGTGAAGGTACAAAACCAAACTCAAAAGAGATAAAAGATCTTCTTGCACTTGCTCTTGTGGGCGGTGGTAAAACAGACAGTCAAGCAGATGAAATAATAGAAAAAGCAAACCCATCTGATCTAATGCGACTTTATCAAATAGCGCAAGCAACAGTAGGCATTGCTTTTATGCCAGATGTTCATAGTGAGGCAGAAGAAAACGAAAAAAAGGACATACCCCCAGAAGATTAAATGTAAGGGGGATGATTAAAAACGGCATTGTTATTGGCTTAGCGCCAGAAGAAATAAGAAACCAAATCCCAAAAGATACATGGCTTCTTTTTAAAGGTTGGAATGACGCACATTCACCAAATAAAGCTGGATCAGGTGCAATGTCAAAAACCGAATATAAAGAATTAGTAAGGACTGTTGAAAATGGCAATTACGGCTGAACAATTAAACGTTATTTTGTCTGCAAAAGACAAACAGTTTGCTAAAGCTATGAACGACAATGCGCGACGCGTTGAGCGGTTTGCCAAACGTTCTCAAAAAAGTCTTAATAAAAGTTCTCGATCATTTAACAAATTAGCTACAATGGCAAAAAGAATAGCACCAGCTATTGGCGCGGCAATGATTGTTGCACAAGTAAAAAAAGTAACAGCTTCTCTTGATGAAATTGGAAAAACTGCAAGCAACTTAGGTTTGACAACAGATGCACTTCAAGAAATGCGCGTAATTGCAGAAAGTTCTGGGTTAACGTTTGACGAATTTACCAAAGGTTTTTCTAAATTCTCAGTGAGTGTTGGTGAGGCGGCAACAGGAGTTGGTGAGGCATTAGGTGCGTTCAAAAGCCTTGGCATTGAATTAAAAGATGCAAACGGAAACACAAGAGATGCAGAAGTTTTATTTAATGAATTATCAGATGCGTTAAAAGGCGTTACAAATGATAGTGATCGTGCATCAATAGCGGCTGACTTATTCGGTCAAAAAGTTGGCGTAAAAATGCTAAACCTTTTAAAAAATGGTTCGCGTGGTATGGCAACAATGCGTAGAGAAGCAAGAGAATTAGGAATTGTAATTGATTCAGATTTAATTGCAAACGCAGAAGCAACGCAAAACAAACTTGATTTAATGAGTCGCGTTATTAGCGCACAATTATCAACTGCTTTAGTAGAGCTTGCACCTTTACTTGTTGCTGGTGCGGAAGGTTTAGCAAAATTAGTCACAAATATTGTTGCTGGTATAAAAGCTGTTCAGCATTTTTTAAATCCAGTGGGTGAATTGCAAGTTCAAACTGATAATGTTGTTGCGGCAATGTCAGATGAAATAAGACAATCTCAGCGATTAAACGCAACTTTAAACAATAACGCTTTTATGACTTTAAAAGCCGCGCAAGCAAATCTCAAAGATGCTATTGCAAGACACGAAAACGCCAAAGCAATGATTGCACAACAAAGAGCGGCGGCGTTATCTTCTCAAGAATATAAAAGTCTTAATGAGCAAATACAAAACACTTTATCACATATGCACAAAATATCCGCTAGTGGTAGAGAAGGTTCAATGACCACGTCACAATTTAAAGTTTATAGTGAGCTTGAAGATTTGTTGATGAAATTAATGAATAGACAAAGCGAATTGTTGTTAACAGATGCAAAATTAGCCAGCCAGTTCGACTTAACAACAGAAAACGTAAATAAATTAACAAAAGGCATAAAAGACGCTAAAGATGGTTTAGTTGATTTAACTGGAATGTATATCGATCCAATTAAAGCAAGCGAACGTTTTAGCTTTGCTCAAAAACACAATGTTAAAAATTTAGATGAACTTCTTGCGGCTTTAGATAAAACTGGTCTTACTTTAACAGATTTAGGTTTAACTACTCAAAGCGCGACAGATTTTTTAGAAGAATATTTTAAAGTAATGAAAAATCTTCCTCCAGTTGTTACTGAATTTGAAAAATCACTTAATAATCTTGGTTTAAGTGTTGATGAATTTCAAAGCATTAGTCAAACTTTAGAAGGTAGTATGACTGATGCGTTTATGAGCATGGTTGATGGTACTGCAACTGTGCAAGATGCTTTTAGGACAATGGCGCGTGATATAATTAAACAGTTGTATCAAGTTTTATTTGTCCAAAGAATGGTTGGTAGTGTTCAAACTGGTACAGGAATTGCTGGTGCAATTGGCAGTGCGTTTGGAATTAAACCGATACCACAAAAAGCGGCTGGCGGTACAGTAAGTGCTGGCACTCCGCACATTGTTGGCGAACATGGTCGAGAATTGTTTGTGCCACAGCAAGCTGGCAGAGTAATGACAACAGCTCAAACACAATCAATTATGTCAAATGGCGGTGGTGGTGGATCCGTTGTCGTTAATCAAAGTATTAATGTTTCAACAGGCGTTGCTCAAACAGTCAGAACAGAAATCAAATCTCTTATGCCTCAAATTGCTGAAGGCACTAAAAATGCTGTTTTAGATGCTAAACGCAGAGGCGGTTCATTTGGGAGTGCATTCGCATGAGCATAAGTTATCCTATAACATTTCCAAGTCACACAGGCGTAAGGTCTGTTGAATTAAGAGCGGTTAACGCTGTTGCAATGTCAATGTCACCTTTTACATACAAACAACAGGTATTCGCTCATCAAGGGCAACGCTGGGAAGCTGATGTAACACTCCCACCCATGAAGCGTTCAGACGCAGAACAATGGGTTGCTTGGCTTGTCAGTTTAAAAGGTTTGCGCGGTACTTTTTTAATGGGTGATCCTGTTGGGTGTACTCCTAGAGGCTCTGCTGGTGGAACACCGCGCGTAAATGGTTCAAATCAAACAGGTGACACACTTAACATTGATGGCTGTACCGCTTCACAAACAGGGTGGCTTAAAGCTGGTGACTACATTCAAATAGGTTTAGCATCAGCGGCTTCTTTGCATAAAGTTTTAGCTGACGCTAATAGTGATGGTTCTACTGAAGCAGTGTTAGATATTTGGCCTAATATTAACGTTGCACCAGCCGATAATGATTTAGTTTACACGACTAACACGTACGGTGTTTGGAGGTTAGCCAATAATGAAAGCAACTGGTCTATAAATGAAATTGCCATTTACGGTTTAACGTTTGGTTGTACTCAGGCAATAGTATGACGCGCGATTTAACAAACATATTATCTTATCTTGAGTTTGATGAGGTTAAACCATTTTTTGCAGTAGAGCTTTTATTTGAAACTGGCACAGTAATTGGCACAAATATAACAACTTTAGTTGGTAATATTACAGCTAGTCAAACAACAATAACGCTTAATTCTGTTGCAGGATTTTTTTCTAATGGTACAGTTTTTATCGGAACTGAAGAAATTACATATACTGGTATTACAGATCAAACCCTCACTGGTTTAACAAGAGGTTTTAATAGTACCACTGCGGCAACGCATTCTAACGGAGCAACGGTTACTGGAAGTTCTATTTCATCTGCACCATTGTATTTCTGGACAGGGTTAGGTGATACAACAATCAACGGATTTACATACGTTGGAACTGGCAACCTAATGCAAATTTCAAATTTAAAAGAAACTGCTGAAATCCAAGCGGCTGGTGCAACATTAACTTTTTCAGGCATCCCAGCGGATTTGTTAAGTTTAGCTTTAAGTGTTCCTTATCAGGGCAGAATTGGCAAAATTAAGTTTGGCTTAATTGATGCAGATAATAATTTGTTAGATCTTGAAAGTGCGTTTAATATGTTGCTGGAAAGTGGCGTTAATATTGGTCTTGAAAGCGTTGATCAATCTAACGTTCTTATTGATATGTTTGTTGGCTATATGGATCAAATGAACATTGATGAAAGCGCAGAAACATCAACTATTAGTTTAAGTTTAGAAAGTAAATTACTTGATTTAGATCGGCCTGTTCTCAGACGTTACAACAACGAAAGCCAAAAAGCATTATTTCCAAACGACAGAGCATTTGAATTTTTAAACGATTTGCAAGGAAAAGATCTAAGCTGGGGTCGAGCAAGTGAGACAACTTAACGCTCGTTATTATCTGTTTAATTATATTGATGAGTGTCACAACAAAGGGTTTAATTGGGGTCGCTGGGATTGTCTAAGGTTTGTTGACGGCGCAGTAAAAGCGCAACGCGGATTTGGATTTGCTGAAGATTGGTTTGGTTCTTACACAACAGCAAGAGGCGCGGCTTTAAACTACGCTAAGATTACTAGGCATGGTATTTATAATAACATTATAGAAGGGCTAGATGATCGCTTAAACAGGCTTAGACAGGCGCAAATTGGCTCTGTGGTGGCAGTAAAATCAGATGGTGAAGTTTTAGGTTATTCTTTGGGCATTAAGGTTGATGAAACATGCGCTTTTGTTGGATCTGAAAACTTAGTCTTTTTAAATTTAAATAATTACATTTCTTGGAGCATTGAATGAAAAAATTTTTACTTGCTTCAACGTTTTTAACAGCGTTTGCACCCATTCAAGCACAAGCTGATCCAATAAGCATTGCCCTCGCCGCCGCATCAACTTTTAGTTCAGGCTGGGTAGTTGGTGCTGGTATGACTACTTGGCAAATGGGTGCTTTTATGTCAGCGTTTTTACCACGTTTAGCACTTGGTTATGCGCTTAACGCTTTAACGCCAAAACCATCAAATAGAGGTGTAGAAGGTTATTCTGTAAATACACTTGGATCTGCCGCGCCAACGGCTGTCATTTATGGCGAAGTTAAAACAGGCGGTGTTATATTTTATCAAGAAACAACAAATCAAAATAAATATTTACACACATTAATTGCTTTTTGCAGTCATAAAATAGCAAACTTTGATGAGATATATCTAAACGATGAAGCTGTTGTTTTTGATAACAATGCATCCTTACATGAAGGCACAGTAACCTCTCCATTGAAATATAATGGTAAAGTAAGAATAAAAATACATAGAGGCGAAGATGATCAGGCGGCTGATACAGACTTGACAAGTGAAAGCGCACACTGGGGTGTTAATCATAAAGCTAGTGGCATTGCATATTTATATTGCAGATTTGAATTTGATGCAGATGTTTTTCCAAATGGCGTTCCTCAAGTAACAGCTTTAATTCGAGGCAAGTTTGTTCCTCAAGTTAATAGTGAAGTTCNTATGTATAATGCTGGGTCTGCACGTTGTTTAGCAGATTATTTAATTTATAGTGGGATCGCTACTTACGCAGAAATTGATCATGATTTATTTGAAGCGGCTGAAAATGTTTGTAGTGAAAATGTTACACTTGTTGGTGGTGGAACAGAAAAAAGATATCAATGTAATGGTACATTTACAACTGATCTAGCACCAAAAGATGTTATAAGTGGAATACTTAGTTCAATGGGTGGAATGCTTTGGTATTCTCAAGGTAAATGGAAAATGAAAGCCGCCGCTTTTACTAATCCAGTACTAAACTTAGATGAAAATGATTTGCGCTCAACGTTGTCAATTCAAACGCGCAACTCACGACGAGATGGCTTTAACAAGATTGAAGGCACATTTAGAGGTGCAGAAAGTAACTGGCAAACAAGTAATTATCCAGCAGTCACTTCAACAACTTTTTTAGGAATTGATAACAATCAAGAAAACACTGTAGAACTTAATTTTCCTTTTACTTCAAGCTCTCCAATGGCGCAAAGAATAGCTAAAATTGCACTATACAGAAACAGAGAACAAATATCTGTATCAGCGGTTTATGGTCTTAGGGCTTTGCAATTAACCGTTGGTGATATTGTTAGACTCAAAAACGAAAGATTAGGTTTTAAAGATCCTGATAACAACTCTTTAGGTAAATTATTTGAGGTTGTTGATTGGTCATTTGGGTTAGATTCTGAAATGTCACTTCAGTGCAACATGGTACTGCAAGAAATTAGCTCTGGTATATTTGATTGGAATGCTAACGAAACAGCATTTGAAACTAACAATACAACTCTACCTTCTCCTTTCTTTGTTCCAGACATAGGTGTAACTCTTGGACAAGGTTTAAGAATAGTTAATGAACATGTTGTTAATTTATTAAGTGTTACAACAACAGCAAGTGCTAACGAAACCTCACAAGTTGACAAAGTTGAGGTTGAGTACAAAGAGCAATCTGAAGCAATTTTTAAATCTTTAGGAACTGGTAAATTAGGTTTATTTGAAATACTTGATTTAGAAGCATCTACAACTGGCACAACTTATAACGTGAGAGCAAGAGCTGTAAACTCACTCGGTGTTAAAGGAACTTATACAACAGCATCAATTGTTTTCTTACCAGAAGCAACACCGCCAGCAAATGTTGCTAATTTTAGTTTTAGTATTTCTTCAGGTACTTTATTTTTAAAATGGAACGCTGTCTCTGATTTAGATTTAAGTTATTACCAAGTTAAGCACAATTCTTTAACATCTGGAGCTACGTGGGATAATTCAAGTTTTAATCCTGTTGGCATCGAAAAAATAGCAAGGCCAGCTACAAGTGCGGCTCTACCAGCTTTATCTGGAACATATTTAATTAAAGCATACGATAAAACTGGAAACGAAAGTGTTGCCGCTACAAGTTTTGTTATTACTGCATCGCAATTACCAGCTTTAGGTGCAACAACAACCCTTACAGAAAACCCAAGTTTTTCAGGAACTAAAAGCAATCTTGCGCTGTACACAACAGCTAACCCAGATGAATTAAGAATAACAAATTTTACTGCTACTGGCTCGTCTGGTGTTTATGAATTTAACAGTAAGATAGATTTAACAACCTCTCGAACAGCAACAGTTTCTTCAGAGGTTGTATTCACAAGACACCAATCAACCACTCTTTGGGATGCAATACCTCAAAATTGGGACACTTGGCCTGATAATTTCGACAATTGGACAAATGCAGACGTAGGATTTGATGATAATATAGTTTCAGTACAAGTTGCGGCTACAAATGATGATCCTAATTCTAGTTCTGCAACATTTGGAAGTTTTACAGACGCAAATGGTTCTCAAATAGTAGGCCGTGGTTTTAAATTTAAAGCAACACTGTCAAATACAAACCCAAATGTAACACCAAGTATTTCAGTATTAAAAGGAACGGTAGGATATTAAATGTCACAACATGATATGAACATAGCTAATCAAACTTCAGCTAATGCAAGAGCAGATATTAACAACGCTTTAGGTGCATTAGTTAGTCTTTCGTCAGGTACAAGCGCACCATCAACAACTTTTGCTAACATGCTTTGGTATGAAACTGACACAAACACTCTTTATATAAGAAACGAAGCTAACAGTGGTTGGGTAACGATTGGTATTATTAACGGTTCTGCATTTCAAGCAAAGGTAGAATTGGCATCTCAGTCTGACGCACAAACTGGAACTGAAAACACTAAAACAATGACTGCTCTAAGGGTAAAACAAGCAATTACTGAACTTACAACAAGTTCAATTGGTTTTGGTCAAACGTGGCAAGCGTATTCTACTAGTACGCGTCAAAATAATGTCTGGTATCAAAATTCAACAACTTTACCAATACAAGTTGCTATTGATCTATTTGGTGGTGGAAACGCTCAAATTTTAGTTGGAACAACAACTTCAAACGGAGTTCGGCTTGCAAGTTGGCCTAGTAATGATGGTCAATATGAGCGCAGTTCATTTAGTTTTATTGTGCCTATCAACCATTACTACAAACTAACTGCTGGAACTAGACTTACATGGGCTGAGTTAAGAGCGTAAAAATTTAATTTAGGAATAAAATATGGCTGATCAAAAGATAAGTGAACTTACGGCTCTTACAGGAGCTAACCTTGCAGATGTTGATGCTTTTGCAGTCGTTGATACATCTGCTGTTCAAACTAAGAAAATAACATATGGAGAATTAAAAGCCGCTCTAGATACTGGTACTGGTTTTGTTCGAATTACTGGCGATACAATGACCGGCAATTTAGGAATAAACGCAACTCCAACACAAAGGCTTCACGTTGGTGGAAACGCAATTATTACTGGTATTACTCGGTTAGGGAATGGAACAGCTACCTCTCCAGCGTATCAATTTGTTGATGATACAAACACTGGTATGTATAGAAGCTCTAGTGATGTGCTAGGTTTTTCTACTGGTGGTGGAAATCGTTTAACTCTTAATTCAACTGGTGCTACTTTTGCTGGCTCAGTAATTGCTCCAACATTACAAACAACTGCTGGTGGTACAGTCACAACTGCATCAGGTAACGATTTAAATATTGTGTATCCTAGTACTCGTTCTTTGTTCTTTAAAGAAGGAAGCACAACCACTTTAACTTTAGACAATGCGCAAAATGCTACCTTTGGTGGAAATATTATCGGCAGTGATGAGCTTCAGCTTTTACAACCTAACGGCGCTAATAACTTTGGGATGGAACTGAATAACTCACATCAAATTAAGTACAAGGCTAGAGGTTCTAGTGGTACTCATATATTTACAAACACAACTTCTGATACAGAACGTGCTAGGCTGGATGCCTCTGGAAATTTAGGTATTGGAACTACTAGTCCTAGTGCTAATGTCGAAATCTACGATACGCAAAACACACAACTAAGGGTAAACACAGCATCACACGGTTACTTAGACTTATCCAATTACGCGAACGGTGCGGGTGTCATGACAAGTGCCGCACATCCTTTGAGATTAGGAACCGCAAACATAGAACGTATGCGCATCGACTCGTCAGGCCGAGTAGGAATTAATCGAACTCCATCAATATCAAACTCTAAGTTAGAAGTTGGTGGCGCTGATAATGTTAGTATAATTAATGTTGAAGCCTCTGGTGTAACTGGCGGTATGGGTATCGGCTCAACAGGACTACAGTTTTTTCACGGCTCAACAGCACATATGCGGATCACCTCGTCAGGCCGCGTGGGCATAGGAACTTCGGCTCCAGACGCAACATTTACCGTTACATCAGCCGCTGAACCTATTGCTAAATTTCACCAAACAGCCACAGGAGATGTAAGTGCAGTAATTATGCAACACGGTAGAGCTGCATCTAGCACTAGCGCACAGATGGTTGCTTTTTTAAATGGTGCTGGAACACTCGTAGGCTCAATAAATCTGACTGGAAGTGCAACAGAATACGCTACTTCATCAGACTACCGCCTAAAAGAAAACGTAGACTACTCATGGGATGCTACTACAAGACTTAAACAGTTAAAACCAGCACGATTTAACTTTATATCAGACGATACAAATACACTCGTAGATGGCTTTATAGCTCACGAAGTTTCTAGCATTGTACCAGAATCTATTACAGGAACTAAAGATGCCGTCGATGCAGATAATAATCCTGTGTACCAAGGCATAGACCAAAGCAAACTCGTGCCACTACTCGTTAAAACAATTCAAGAGCTTGAAGCTCGTATAACTGCTCTTGAAGCATAATTTCAAACAAAGAAGGAACTAAATAAATGGCACTAAAATGGACAATTGCCCAGTGTGATTTCAAACTCAAGGTAAACCAAGATAGCAAAGATTACGTTAACGTGATCGATGTCATTCACTGGAGAGCAAATGATGCAGATGAGAGTGGAAACACTGGTACATCATACGGATCCGTAGGCATCTCAACTGATGATCTTAAAGATGGCTGGGTTGATTACTCTAAACTGACTGAAGCTCAAGTAATTACAATGGCTAAGAATGCTTTGGGTGCTGAACAGGTTAAAGCAATCCAAGACGGTATTGCGGCAGAGATATCGGCTAAAGCAAACCCAACGTCAGGCACTGGTGTTCCTTGGTAAGAATATTACTTGCGTTAATGTTGTTCATACCTATTTCTGGATATTCAGAAACCATAGTTACTGACAGCACAACAGACAGCACAGTTGAAAGTAACATTAACAGCAATACTAAAGTAACTTCTCCACCGCCAAGCGCAATCGCACCCTCTTTTATCACAAGCAATTCTGATTTGTGTACGGTTGGCACGAGCGCAAGCGTTCAAACTCAAATTTTTGGCATCTCAGGTGGCACTGTTTTTACTGATGAGGACTGCAAAACCATCAAATATTCCCGATTATTATGGTCATATGGTCTTAAGACAAGTTCGATTACATACCTCTGTAGAAGTTCAAGAAATATACATCTTGCACTTCAAGCCGCTGGCACTCCCTGTCCAGTTTATGATCCAGTGCAAAATCGCAGTTTGATTGGTGAAGAAGCACAAGAGTTTTGGAACAACAATCCACATTTAGTTCCAGAAGCTAAAGTTGTTGAAAAGAAAAAAGAATGGAATGAAAGTGATAAAACTACTGTGCAAGCTGTCGGTGGTATGGGTGCTTTGTTTGCCTTGCTCCTATTCCTTATGTGAACCTTATGTTTATGGGCGCACAAACAACGTTGCCAAAAATTCTTACGAATGGTTAATGATTAATGTTTTGCCACCAGAAGCTGGTTTAGAAATTCAAGGCATTTTTCATCAATACACCATAAATAAGCAAACAAATGCTGATGCTAAAGTGTTAATTGAAAACAGATATAAAAATAGCAATGAGAACGTTTACGAGCGCACCGACAACTGGGATCAGCTTCCTTCTAATACGAAGATTGGTTTTGACCGAATAACCCCCTCACAGGCCAATCTGTGGGGTCGTGGCAGTATTAGAGTGGAAGGGGATGCAACGTTAAGCGATGTCACAATTGCTTATAATTACAGATACGATCCTTGTTACATTCCATCTGATCCAACTTGTGAAAATTTTTACGAATGGTTTTATAAATTTTTAAGCGATAACAATCTTTTAAATGAAACTCCTAATCCATCAAATAAATATTATGACGAATGGCTAAAATTACAGGAAGATCAAAAGCCAATAGAACTTGTTAAAGAAGAAGTTATTGAAAAAGAACCAGAAGAAACTGAAGAAAAAGAATTTAAAATAGAGCAAGCACTTGCCGTTGTAAAAAACATGAAAGCAATCGCTGACCCTCAAAAACAGTTGGAAATTATTAAACAATTTATGCAAGTTGGCAGATTAGACAATTACACCTCAAAAGAATTTAAAGACAGAATTATTTTTAAAGAAAAACACGTTTTAAAAGATAACGTCATGCATGATAACTACGCCGCCTTTAATAGCTTTGCGGTTGATAAAAAACACGATCAAATTATTCGCTCTCAATATAAGGATTTACAATGAAACCTTTAGCTTTATTTTTATTATTACTTGCAAGCCCAGTTTTTGCTGTGGATGCACCAATTACTGGCACAGTAGAGCCTAAATGCTCAGTTTGGGTTGAAACAAATGCTGTTTACGGCTCACCATTACCCTATAAACTTTCAACTTTGCCAAATGAGGGCGGTGTAAAATCTGTAATTAGGATAGATGTGGCGCAAGCGAACTACTACAAAGCAAGGTTTACATGGCCTAACAGCTTTGTTTCTAGCCCACCATTAAACGACAGTGTTACTTTTACTGGTGAAACTGTTATTGGACAAGTTAGTGATAGCAACATGAGTAATTATCCAAAAACAACATATAACAATGTAAGTGAATTTTCTCCTCTCAGCATTGCTGGCTCGACTTGGTTTGTAACTTCATCAACCGCATCTTATGGCTCAACCAAAGCACTGCCCAGTGGTACTTATGTGGCTAATATAAAAGCGGAGTGCATTGCCCTCTGATGCGTTTAATAGTTTTATTGCTGGCTTTGTTTGCATCACCAGTTAACGCGCATGAAATGACACCAGCCTATCCTGTCTTAAAACCTAGCATTGTTAATGATGTCTCTTATACAAAATTAAAACTTTATAATCGTCGTGAAGACATAAATTATTATGCTATTAGCGTTCATACAGGTGATTGGAAGCCAGTGCCTTTTGCAACACAGCAAAGAATTATAAAAATTAAACATAATAAATCTACATTGTTTGAAGTTTACTTAAGAAATTCTGATATAGATAGAGCGGTTT